GACTAACTTTTCTTTGATGCAACACCATAAGTATAGTCTAACTGAATTGGAAGATATGATACCTTGGGAACGAGATATCTACGTCACATTGTTGATACAGTACCTTGAGGAAGAAAATAGAAAAATTAAAGAAGCACAGAGTAAATTTAAATGACAACTCTTTCGGAACAGTCTAAAGAAACGGCAAGTAGTTTATTGAGCACCCTCAGCAAAAAAGTTGAGGGTGCTGAATCTTTTTCCGAATCAACACCAAGTTCAATTATACTTGAGGGCATCTATAAATTGATGCTCAAGAGTGCTGATGAAGGCAAAAAGTTTGATGAACTTGACGATGATAAAAATGATTCACGTAATTTCTTGGCTGAGAAACGTCATAATGAAATTCTGGATGTTTTGAGTTATACTGGTAAAATTAAAAAACCAAAGAAGAAAAAAGAGCCGAAGGCACCAAAAGAAACAAAAGAACAAACCGAGAAGAAAGAAACTTCTAAATTAACCAAAAAAATAGAAGAATCTAAAAAGTCTTCTGTTCCTGTGGCCACCGAAAAAACATCCGTATTGCCGACAGTTGGTAAAATCGCTGTGGGTGCCGTGGCCGCAGGTGCAAGTGTCAGTGCCTTCAGTAAAATTAAATCACATGAAGGTTTCAGTCAGGCTGCTTACTATGACCCAAAAAGAGGCGCCAAAGATAAGTTCTATTCTGTTGGTTACGGACACCAAATAACTGACAAAGAAATTCAACAAGGATTTATTGCTGTTGGAGAAAAAAATATTCCCGTTTTAGGTGAACGTGGTTCAAAGACCATAATTTCTAAAGAAGATGCCGAAACGTTATTGAAATCTGATTATAAAAAATATGAAGATTATGCAAGAACAATGCCAAACTTTGAAAAGTTTACACCGGAAGCACAAGCGGCATTGATTGATATGTCATATAACATGGGTGTTGGTTGGGCAAAGAAGTGGCCAACTTTGACCAGACAATTACAAGATATGGATTTAAATGGTGCATCAACCACAATTTTAAATACAAAGGATAATGGTGGTTATGCTGCACAAGTCGGAAAAAGAGCCGAACAAAATGCAGAAGCAATTAGAAAAGGTATCAGAAAAACAACTGATATTCCTACAACAAATATGGTAGGTTCAAATATTGATGCATCTTCTAAACAAAACCAAGAATTA